GTGCTTTTTCTTTGGATAATATACCAGCCTGAGCGCCTACAGCGTTAACGAATTTCATAGCTTTATCGTTAGTAACGTTTGATGCTACGTCTCTCATTCTGGATTTAACACTTCTAACGCCGCTAATAGCCATGTTAAGTAATAACCTTTATGTCATCAATATCACCAAGCTCCGAGCAATCCTGTAGCGCAACAATTCTTACAGCCTCTGCGCCAACAGCATCGATTGGATCTGGTATCGCAGATTGATCACCAAGCGCAATAAAATCACCAAGCCTAGGATTTTCAGTCATGGACTCCATCCAATACATTGACTGAGGCGTAAACATCACACCGTTAACATCTGAGTATTGGCTGCTACCGCCTAGCTCATAACATGCCGTGGTAGTAGTAACATCATAAGTTACATCATCACCTAGACCTATGCCTGCCATCCGTTTATACCAAATTGTAACCATGGTATTTGCGAACTCTCTTGTCTCAATGCTCATTGCGGATTATCCGCAGGATAAAGAGTACCAGCAGTGCCGATTGCAAACTGGCCGGAATCAACTGGCAGGCAAAAGTTAGTATCGGACTTATATGCACTGGCAATCAGTCCGTTGTCATATTCGCCGCTATCACCGTATTTTGATTGCTTAAAAGACCTGCTTGCACCGTTTGGGGCTTTTCTTGATGTCACTTGCGATTCACCGCTTGATACTTGCAAACTACCTGCGATGTAGCTATTTGCGATATCATCAGCTAGCGCTACACTGTAAGACGACAGTAAGCAGTTATAAGTATCTGCAAAGGCATCAATTTTAGCTTGTATCATGCCATCTGAGCCTGTGCCACCGTAAGATTTTACTGTTTCAATTGTTAGTGCCATTACTAACTCCGTTGCGCGTTATTCGTTTTGATTATAGCTTATATCCAAAAGTTATTAAACAATAGCTGAATTTTGGCTTATAGTTCACTCATCGAAACGAAAGGAGATAACAAGTGAGGCTAACAGAAAAGGTTTTTACATATTTCATCAAAGCAATTGAGTTAACAGCTGTCGCAATTGCCTACATTGCATTTGCATGGTTTATACCAGAACTTACTTACTCATATATTGGGCCGCAATACCATTGGCAGGCTTTCTTTGTGTCGCTAGGCTTATTTTCAGTATCATCAATCGCATTTTTTGCGGCAACATTACACATCATTAAGGAGAAATAACATGGGATTTTTTAACGATAGAATGAGCGATTTAACTTTCACTCAAGCGGATATGTCAATGCGAAGTCGTCCACTTAGCAGAGTTGAAAACAATGTCAGACCATGGCAGCAAGTGGTTCATGATCACAATAAGAAACTTAAAACTGTAGTAATTAAAAAGTGCGGTGTAACGGTTTCTACATATACAGTCAGAGCTAGATAGGGGTTCAGTGAAAATGATTTTTAGATTCTTTCTTTACATAGTGTTCATTATCACTAATGTATTTTTATCTTTGCTACTTGTGCCGTTCTGTATCTTAACTGGCCGGCAAGAATTCCCCAGTTGGGCGTTTTACTTCGGCAATGATGAATACGGCTATCATGGCGATAAGACGGGCTTTATGTCTGAATATCGCGGCTTTGATATCAGTAAGCGCTCCAAGCTGTATCAGGTATGGTCTGCGTATCAGCACAATGTATTCCGCAACCCATGCTTTAACGTGAGGCATTGCAAGTGGGTAGCTGTTGATATGGAGAATATCGGAGAGATGGACTTTGTTGGCAATACATATCACCACTCGTTTAGATGGTCATTCGAGAATAAATACGAAAAAAAGTGGTATCGATTTAGATTTGTTAGCAATGGCAAGTGGCTTCAGTCTTGGTTTTACTTGATACCGATTACAGACAAGAAATACATTTACATTCGATTTGGTATGAAGGTTTACCCTCGCAACTTTTATGACAATCATTGGATTGAGCGAAACAAGCGGTTAGGGCTTGATACAAATAGCCGATACTCGATACCAGTTTTTATAATTAGAGTTAGAAGTATTTAGATAATAAGAGTCATTAGATACGTTTGTCATGGATGGTGGCAAATGTATCTTTTGTTACGAATATATAAAACAGTATCAGCATATCAATTCACAATCCTTGTTGGTTGACCAGACCATAACACCATGACATAACCGCTGTTTATCCGCGTATCTAAACGTCATTTTATATATAAGAGCCTAGAGGCTAAATCAAATTGTTTGCGCTTATATGCCGCTTATTGCACACGGTAACTATTGCGGGAGTCGTTAATGCTCATCATGAACCGCAAAACATACAATCTTACTTTACCTCTAGACTATTAATCATTTCGGCTGACTCTTTGTGTGACACGCCAAACTCAGCAAGCTTATCAACAAGTATGGTAACCTGCTTTCTTCTTTTAGATAGCGCAAGCTCCATATCTTTAACCATTAAATCCTTTCTTTTACTTCTTGAACCGCAAGCTTCTTTTCCAGATGGTTTTAAGTTAAATTCTGACACAACCTTACAGCTTGGATCTAATGAGAGCCTTTTCAGAACTTTGTAAAGGTTGTTTCTAGATAAGGAAAACCATTCACCAATTATATTTATGCTGCTTAGTGATTGATGCAGAAACCTCTCAAGCTCTCTTGCGTTAGCTCTGTCTTTGCACGCTATGGTTAAAACCACCTCAAGCTTTACTGGGTTTCAAGTTTGCAGCTCTTTGATTCTTGATAGCGGGTTGTTTGCCATGCCAATCTTTAGTGGGGATGAGTTTTTATTGCCAGATCTTATGATGTATACGTAGCATTTCAATTTGAAACCCTCTGAGGAATTAATTAGAGGGATGGGGTTGACGTTATTTGTGCTACAGCTAGGTAGCCCACATTAACCACTCCATTGGCAATTATAGCAAAAGCTTATTATTCGCGCAAATAAAAGCCCCGATTAAGGGGCTTTGCTTATCTCTCTTCAACTATCATGTAACTGTCGCTTTCTATCGTTATATCGTTTTGAGCGGTTAAGTTTGCAATCTGCATTTTTACATAGTCATTCTGATCTAATGTCGTGTTAATGTTTACCTCAAAAAATCCCACGTCGCGATTACCGACAAGAGAATTAATAACGCGAGTTTGATCTAAAACAACGGTAAACTGACTGGCTGAATTATCCCACTTTAACACCCTAATCGCAGCTGCGTTGTTTGCGTTTGATCTAGCCGTGGCAGAAATTAAAACTTTGTACTCCCTTGGTGAGTTGCCGATGTGTCTAAGCTCGCCATTCTGCGGATTGTCAAAGTGCTGCAAGTCAGTAGCAGTCCAAGCTGTTGCGTCAACATCAACAAACTCACCAACGGCAACGCCCGAGTTCAATGTCGCTAACTCAGTGGTAACACCTATAGCACCGCCTTCAAACGTATTAGCCAGTCCGTTATTGCCCTTCCACGATGCCGACAAGTCGCCAGCACTCATATTTGGGGTTATGTTTGCGTCATTTGCATCTATAACACCATTTCGACTAACTATTGCACCGATAGCCTGCACCGTTGATGGAGTGGGAAAATTTGTTAGAGAAAAGTCGAACAAAGCCGCCAATGCTGGCAGGTCAACATTAATGTCCGTCAGGAATCGAGATTGCATCACAAAGCCAGCCCCAGCCTTGAACAATGGCTCTGTCATTGCTTGAGATAAACCCCTTACAATCGAAGTCGTTATCCTGAATCCTCCAGACCAAGCGCCGACCAATTCAAGAGTTGGCGAGCCACCAAATCTCCCCGTACCGTCTTCCAATCCTTGCCTATAACTATCTATAAGACCCAGTGAAGTGCAATTATTGTAGTTTATACGTGAGAACTCGAAGGCCTCAAACCCAGTTAGCGATACAATATCGTAAACCTTTGAATTTGCGCCGCTAACATCAATAAAATAATCAGCACCTAAAACGTTACCGCTTCCACCAACTGGCGATGTAAATAGCGTATAGTTGTCATCATCACACCTTATTCCAGACAAGTCGAAGTTATAACCACGCAAGCTTAAGCCGCCCAATGGTATTTCTATATTTAAACCAGTTCCAGTAAAGTCGATAATCCCATCAAGAAAATACTCTTTCGATGAGTCTAGCGCCCCTGCGAGCTGGTATGGATTGGTAACTAGAATTCGATCCTTACTACCACCTCTACCGCCTATTATAGCCATAATGCCACCTATCAATTAATCCCTGAGATAATAACTGTAACCGCACCTGCAAAATTACCAGTTAATGTGAGAGTTGCAGATGTTCCACCTGAGTTTATATCAAAATAAATGTACCCAGTAGCGTCATCATGATGAAGAGCCACCCTTGAACTATCCATGAGAGATGACCTTATTGATTGCGATATAGCAACATTAGCCGCGCCAGCACCGTAAACCTCAAACCTAACATAGCTATATGATTTTGCCTCTGGCGGTATAGTGATCACTGCCCCGCCAATTGATGGGGTTTCCACTAGAATATCTCCAGAAAAGCCACTACCGCCACCGCCGCCTATTTGAGCCATAATATTTCCTCTTTTATTGATTAGTTATAGCGTCCTTGCTTTGTTGATTTACATTGTTATATTTGACACCTTGCCAACTGACTTGACAACAACCTTGTAATACGCTGGATCTGTCGCACCAAATGAAAGTTTTAGGTAGGCATTATCTAGGCTAGAATTTGGAAAGTTATCAATATAATTTGCCGCCACACCCTCTGTAACTTTGTCATATTCTTTCTTCGCTATAATCGCACTTGTTGGAGTAAGGGCTGCCCCGTTAGCACCAGAAAAAACTTGGTTGACCGTCAGTTCGTTTGTGATGCCCTCTCTGTTTAATACAATTTTTGCATACTGACCAGTTAGAGACCCATAAATATCAACCTCCACTGGCACAAAATCGTAATAATCTGAAAATGCGTCACTACTTGATGGGTATGCTCCGGCAGGTAAGCTAATATAAACTTCAGTCGGCAAAGGCTCGGCTGCTGGCACGGATGACGCACCATAACTTGCAGGATACGGGTATTGTAAAACAGTGCAGTCCATTCTTGCTGATGATACCACGCCATTCCCGACCACCTCTGGCTCACCATGACTCGAATCAACATTTTGCAAAATAAGGCTCGCGACATATTTGTTGCCAGTTAATCCTGATGGATAGCTAAAAGTGACATTTTTCCAACCCCTGCCAACCAAAAGCCCAATCTTTGCAAGCCTGCCCCTTGAAACGCTATCGCGACCAGAGGGTATGACAAACGGTCTAGTTTGCTTGATTCTTTTTGATTGCTCAGATCTTATAGTGTGAGCATTTATAGATAATTCACCTCTACTATCACCAACATAAACCTCACCTAATGGCTCATCAAAATTCACCTGCAAACCTTCCATTATGCCATTTGCATTAACAATCATCGCGTCAGAATCTTGATAAAACGACCAAGTGATTGATGCAGTGTCATTTGGAATCGGGCCGCCTGCGTTGGCATTTCTCAAGAAGCTTCCGCCCTCTGATGATATCAGTGATGTGTTAGGGGCAAAAAATCCTACACCTTCCTCGCCACCAATTGACAGTGTGGTATTTCCGGATATCTTTTTGGCAGGTAAAACCCATCCACCAGCCGCGATAAATGCAGCTACTTGCTCACCATATTTTTGATACCCGTGAGAATTGAAGTGAGTTGGATCTGAATACACGCCCTCAAAAGCTGCGTACTGCATACAAATAGCACTGTCAAAAACAGGGCAGCCATAATTTTCTGCAATCTTTCTAACCGCAGCCGACCATTTCCGAGCTGGTTTATTTTCTGCGTTAAATGTTTGCGCGGTTGGGGTGTGAATCACAACGCCAAAACCCCACAAAACATAGCGCTGTATTAACAGCTCCATATACTCGGCGTATTGTGGGTATGTTGCTCCATTAGCGAATGAAGAATCATTGATGCCAAACATTATATGTGCAACATCGCCAGTTATTTGATCAGGATATCTATCATAACCACTTTTTGCAGTGTCGCCACTGTAGCCGCGATTAACGAATGTATGGTTTGAGCCAGTTATTTTTGTCAATACATTTTTAACAGCTATTGGATATGTGACGGTTGCATGATTAGCCCAGTCACCATTATCGGGCGGAATACTATCTGCGCTATTTACATCATAGCCAGCCGTCATACTGTCACCAATAAATGCAATATTTACTGCTCCACCTAATGACAGTTTTATCCAAGCCTTTCCGAGATTTTCGGCGTTTGATTTTCTGTATTCAGCAACGTCACTAAGTCTATTAACCTCGCTAAACAAATCAGTTACAGTGCTAACCCCGCACGTTAAATTACCCATTAGACAACCTCCACACTGATTAGCCCGTCAGCTGCTACGGTTGTAGCTATCACACCACTCGCGCCATCAATTGTTGTTGCCTGCCAGTATGTAGGTAGCGTTGTGCCGCCTGTTATTTCTGCGATACTTCCAGATTCATGGATGTATACATCACTGCCGCCCTTGTTTTGAATTCTAAGCGATTGCCCCACTGTCACGGTCGGATATCCAACTTGCGCATTTAGCAGTGCGTAAACATCATTTTCAACGCCAGGAGCTAGCGTTATGTTTGGTCTAGTTGCCATTTTGACACCTCATATAATTAGTTAAAGCAGGGTATGATTTCGTTACAGTTCGTTATTCTAACACCGCAGAATATAACGCCAGTTGTTTTATCATACCACTCTAGAGTCTCTGGACCTCCGCCCGTAGCGTTGCCAAATCCTGCCTGTTGCAGTATCGGCGCATATAAAATAGCCATATTTAACACTCCTATTTATGATTATTAATTATACTCTATTATATTGCGAGCAACAAAAAGCCCCGCAAATTAGCAGGGCTTTAACTTTCAAACTAAGTTACTTCTTTTTAGATGCTTTCTTCTCATCTTCGACAGCGTAACCCTTTGCAACAAGCTGCTCCGATACATTTTTAGGTGCATCTTCGCCAGCTTTAACAAATACAGTTTTACCATCGACAACGCAATAAACATCTTTGATTAATTTAGCCATGTATCACCCCTTTACGATGCGTAAAGAGCGCACTTGCGGCCTTCAAAATCAGTCTTAGCCAAGAAGCCCACCGCAGTCATCATGATGAATGAGTGGTCACTGTTTGGCATTGTGCGTGGCACTGCATAAGATGACATACCCATACCTACAACTGGGTGGAAACCTTGCTGGTCATCCCAGTACATAGCAAGCTCATTACCAACTAATTCACTATCTTCGTAAATCTCAGCAATGCCGCGTAACTTGCCAACATATTCTAAGATTGTACCGAAAGTGCCATCAGATGTGGTAAATGGGCGCTCCCAGTTACTCATGATTTCACGAGATACACCAAGGCGAAGTGGGTTAGTGCAGTTATTGGTGATGTAAAGAATGTCACGAATGCGAGCAATCTCTTCACGAATCGCTGATGATGTAGTGCCAGCAACAGATAAATCAACACCAATAGTCGCAGTTGCAACCGTTGGATCACCTTTAATACCTAACCACTTAGAACCTTTAAGTGCTAAGTTAGCATTGCCATCCCACAGGTATTCGTTAAGAGTACCCATTAATGCACGTCGAGCCTCACGAGCGTCATCAACTAACGCGTCATAACCATCGGCACGCATTGACTCAATTGAGCGCCAGCGACGACCAAAGCCTTTATCGTGGATTGGCACAACTGTACCAGCGTATTTCTCTGCAACTTTATCTAGATCAACACCAACTTGACCAGACATTGAGCTTTGACCTTTATCCATGTTAGACGTTTGACGGTACTCAAACACTTCTTTACCGATGTTGATAGAGCGCGACTTTTGAAGTAATCGCGTTAACGTTGCATACTCACCAGCCGGAACCATATCGATCTTCGATGTTAAATCAAATTCACGATAAGCTTCTGCCGGAGTGCGCGCAGCGTTAGTGCCAAAACCTTTAAGTAAGTCGTTAAAGTCTTGAGCTGAACCTTCACGGAATACAGAGTTCAAGTGTTTATACTGCTCATTCATTACACGCAACTGTTGCGCGTTAGCAGCTAATTCTTTACGTAATGCTAGTGACATTATCCGCTCCTTACGCTTTACGCGCTTTAACTAGTGTATTGTCCGCAGTGACATTAACAACTTCATCTGCGTACATTAAAATTTGCTCAGTGCCGTTTGTAAGCGCAATCTTGAACTGGCCATCACCATTTGATGATAAAGCAGTGCCTTTGACAGCAATGTTATTGCCAGTAGCAACGCGAACATTGGCAAACTCACCGCTGCGAAGATTTGCGCCTAGGCAGACATCGCCGATAGTGTAGGCGTCATCAACACCTTGCGCTACGTGTGATCCATACTCTTCCGCCACGATAACTTGAGAATCAAACGCAGTTGCAGCTTTGTCGCTAGTAGTTAAACCACCAGTGATTTGCTTCACTAGAGAACCCGGCAACACAGCATCAACAGCTAAACCCTCAACACGCAATGCGTGGCAATTGGCGCTATCGGCTGGACCTAAATAAATTGTATTCTTAGCCATTTCAAATCTCCTTAATCAGGCATATTAGAGTCGAGCAACTCAGCATTTTGAGCTGAACTACGACCGCGTGGAGCTTGATAATCAGCAACATACTCAGCAGAGTTAGCCGCTAAAAACGACTTAGCCGCCTCTAAACCCATAGCTTTTGCTGCGTCTTTGTTGATACCCATTTTCAGGGCTTCGACTTTATCAGCTACATCGTTAAGCTCTGCCTCTGCATTCGCAGCAATTGAGCTTTCTAATGATTGGACTTTTTCTACTAGGTCTTTAGCCCATGCAGGAGTCGCATCACTGTTAGCTTGCTCTTGTTTGACAGGCTCTTGTGGAGCTTGCAGTTTATTGTAAGCTGTCAGTAACGCACTTTCGTCAAGGCCGTTAACCTCAACGCCAGCAGCTTTCAGCTTGGCCTCGATTAAATCACGCATAATGCGATCTCCGTTAGTGTTGTTTAAATCAGTGTTATTGTAACTGTTTTGATTGTCGTTAGCAAAAAGGGCTTTTAATTTGCTTGCCACCTTATTAACGAACGAATCACTAATTTCTTGATTACCATTAAATGAAGGTTCAATGTCGTCTACATTGACT